GTTATGTCTGCTCAGCAGCATTTCTCAAAGACGCCAACCATTGAGATTCCTCGTTCCCGGTTTGATCGTTCGCATGCTTATAAGACGACGATGGATGCCGGGTTTCTGGTTCCGGTTTTTATTGATGAAGTTCTTCCGGGTGATACTTTTGATCTTAAGGCTACTGCGTTTGCGCGTTTGGCCACCCCGCTTAAGCCGTTTATGGATAACGTCTATATGGACGTTCATTACTTTTTTGTCCCCAATCGTTTGACTTGGAATAATTTTCAAGCATTTTTTGGCGAACAGCCGGAGGCTGGTATTCCGCCTACTACGTACACTGTTCCTCAGGCTCTTGTCGATTTTGATACCGAGTTGACTCTCGCTCGTTATTTTGGTTTGCCTTTGCAGCCGGGTGTTGGTTCGAAATACGTTAACGCTTTACCTTTTCGTGCTTATTGTTTGATCTGGAATGATTGGTACCGTGATCAGAACACTCAGGCTGCTCTTACTGTTCCGCTTGGTGATGGTCCCGATTCTGTTTATGAAAATTTCTACCCGATTCGTCGCGGTAAGCGTCATGATTATTTCACGTCGTGCTTGCCTTATCCCCAGAAGGGTGCACCCGTTCTTCTTCCGCTTGGTACGCAAGCCCCGCTGATGATTGATTCCAACATTGTTGGAGAGGCTAACTGGGAGGCTCAGTATTCCGGTACGTGGACGTCTATTGCTCCCGTTGTTGCTGAGATTTCTAATCCGTCTTATCAAGGCGGCACCATTTACGATGGTGTTGGTGGTGGCGTTGGTGCTGGTGCTGACAATCTCCGTGCTCGCACTGCTATCTCTCAGGCCATGCTTGATGCCGTTAATGCTCGCGCTGATTTGACTTCCGCTACTGCTATTTCCGTCAACGAACTACGCCTTGCTGTTCAGGTTCAGCGAATGCTTGAGCGTGATGCTCGCTCTGGTACTCGCTATGTTGAGAAGATGCTTTCTCTTTTCGGCGTTCGTTCTCCTGATGCTCGTTTGCAGCGCCCTGAGTTCCTTGGTCAATCTTCTACACGTGTCAATGTAAATCCCATCGCTTCCACTGTTCCGACCGAGGATACCCCTCAGGCTAATCTTTCTGCTGTCGGCACTGCTGTTTCTCGTGGTGGTTTTTCACACTCTTTCACTGAGCACGGTTTTGTTATTGGTATTGCTTCTATCCGTGCTGATTTGACCTATCAGAATGGTGTTGAACGCTTCTGGTCTCGTCAGACTCCGAATGATTTTTACGCTCCTCCTTTCGCTCACTTGGGCGAACAGGCTGTTCTTAATAAAGAGCTGTACTTCGGTACTGACGACGAGACCAATGAAGAGGTGTTCGGTTATCAGGAGCGTTGGGCTGAGTATCGCTATAAGCCTTCTCGTGTTACCGGTCTGTTTTCTTCTAACTCTTCTGCTTCTCTTGACTATTGGCATTTGTGCCAAGACTTCAGTGACTATCCCGTTCTTAATGCGTCGTTCATTTTGGAGAATCCGCCTATTGATCGCGTGATTGCTGTTCCTTCTGAGCCACATTTTCTTGTTGATTTTTGGTTTGATTTCAAGTGTTCGCGTCCGATGCCTGTCTACTCTGTTCCCGGTTTGATGGATCATTTCTGATGCTTATTTTTAATCGTCATTTACTCCGTCCTTCTTGGTTTAAGTATTGGGGTGCGTCTGGTCCTTTTTCGGATTGGCCTCGTCCCCCTGCCACTGATTGTTTTTAGGAGGTTTTATGGGTCCCGGTGCTATTGCGGCCATGTCTGCTGGTGGTGACATTGCGTCAACACTTCTTTCTGGTCATTTCAACGCTAGATCTGCTGAGAAGCAGATGCGTTTTCAGGAACGCATGTCTAATACTCAATATCAGCGGGCTGCCGCTGATTTAGAGGCTGCTGGTTTAAATCGTATCCTTGCGTTGGGTTCTCCGGCTTCTGCGCCTGCTGGCGCTTCCGCCACGATGCCTGATGCTCGTGCTGGTTCTTCTGCTGGTCATTCTTACGTGTCTGCGTCGTCTGCTAAGTCCGCGATTTCTTTGCAGCGTCAACAAGAGGCGCTGCTTGAAGACCAACGGATTAACACTCAGCAGGACACTCGTAAGAAGGCTGCTGAAACGGCTACTGCTCAGAATCAGTTGAATGTTCAGGACGCTGATATCACGTTAAAACAGGCTCAGGCGTTACAGGCTGAGTCCGTTCCTGATCTTAATAACGCTACTGCGGCTCGTACTCGTTCTGAAATTCCGTACATAAACCAGTCTACCCGCTTGCGTCATTCGGAGGCTGACGTCGGCGACGTCAAGCGTTCTGGTTATCGTGCCGCTGCTCCTTTGGTTAATAGAGTTATTGAGGCTTTTGATCATGTCACTGGCACCAATGCTCGTGACGTTTCTCCCGGTGTTCCTCGTTCTAAAGGTGACCCTAACAAGGGTCTTTTCATGAATTGGTTTAACCGCACTTTCCGTTGAGGGTATTTACATGAATATTTACTCTGATTCTGGCGAAGAAGTTTCTATCTCTCGTTTTTTTCTCAAGCGCCATGTGCGCGCGCCCTATGAGCGTTTGCGAGTTAGTTCTGTTCCCGTTGGTGAATCCATGACTTCACAGTCCGACAAGGATGCCGCCGATATCAATTCGATCATCGCTCGCTTCAAGCGCACTGGCGATTTGCCGTTGGCTCGTGAGGGTGGTCAGTCTGCTGACGTCACCGATTTGCAGTCTTTACAGACTGCTGAACTGATCGCCCGTTCTCGTTCCACCCTGGACGATCTCGATTCACAGTTGTCTGCTGCTGATGCTAAGACCAAGCAACTGGAGGCTAAGCGTATTGCTGATGAACAGGCCGAGTTGGCTCGTTTACGCGCTGCCCAGCCGCCTGCTACCCCCCCAGCCACCTAGTTGTCTCCCGGCGCTGGCGACGATCCTGTAAGGATCGGCGCCATCGCCGGGACCCCCCCGGGAGGGGATTTACGCTTTGCGTTTTACCTGCTAGAGTGTGAGATGAGATGCCGCCTCGATGCTTCTCATCTCACTGATACCGACTCTTAGGAGGTTCTTTATGCGTCGTTCTCGCGCTTCTAACCGTGGTTTTTCCCGGTCTGCTTCACGTGTTCATCCCCGCAATGGGCTCGTCCTGATGCGTGGTGGTATTCGTCTTTAATCCGATAAACGGTTCCAGCGGCCCCTTGACAGGGGCCTTTTTTTTGCCTATTTTTCCTGAATAAGTAGTTATTTGGGGGTGTTTATGTTCTGGGTTGTGCTTTATTTTTCTGATGGTTCCATGTGCCGTTACCGGCAGTTTTCTACTCGCCATTACGCCAAGTTAGTTGGTTGTGAGTTGATGGTTCATGACAAGAACATCGTTAATTTCAAGGTTCGTAAGGTTCGTTCCTCTGAGCCTGTCATTGACAATCGTCAATATTCTTTGCCTGATCTTTCTGATGCTTCGCCTATCTCTGTGGCTGATCTTCGTGCAGCTCTTTCGGTTTCGCCGTTATGAGTTGCATTTCTCCGATTCCCTCTGTAAAGGAACGGGACCCGGAGACGGGCAAGTTCCGTGTTTTGTTTAATGTCAAGGGCTGGGAAGGCCGCGATGTTATTTTTCTTCCCTGTTCTCGCTGTGTTGGCTGTCGTGCCAATCAATCCTTGACTTGGGCGATTCGTTGCTATCACGAATCCCTTTCGTATTCTCAGAATTCTTTCCTGACTCTCACTTATCGTGATCCGTGTCCCGCCACACTTGATCCGGATCACTTGCGTCTATTTTGGATGCGTGCTCGTAAGAAGTTCGGAAAACTTCGCTATTTTGCTTGCGGTGAGTACGGCGACATGACTCGTCGTCCGCACTATCACGCGCTTATTTTTGGTCATGATTTTTTAGAAGGTTCTGTCCGTCATTGCACTGGTACTTTTTATCATCCCGAGTTGGATGAGTGCTGGGGCCATGGTTTCGTTGACGTTGGATCTCTTGAGTTTCCCTCCATTTTGTATGTGGCTGGTTATGCGTCTAAAAAGTTGGGTGATTCCGATACTTTTAATCGCATGTCTCGTAAGCCTTCCATCGGTCGCAAGTGGTTTGATGCCCATTCTGATGATTTGCGCCGTATTGGTTCTGTCGTTATAGAGGGTACTGAGTACCCCATTCCCGCCCGTTATTTTGAGTGGGATTCTTCGGATTCTTTGCAGCCTGTAAAGGATGACCGTTCTCTACGTTTTGCCGGTGTTTCTCCGTCCGAACGTGAGTTGGTTGCTCGTCGTGTTACTTACCAACAACGTCTTAAATCTCGTGAGGAAAAGATATGATTTATCAACTTGTTTCTACTGAGGATTCCACTCGTACTCCTGCCGTTTCTGCTACTTCGCCTGCTGATGTCGTTAAGCAGTTGCAATTGTTGGTTCCTGCTGAGAATCACGACAAGATTCTCGTGCTTGTTTTGGTTGATCAGAATTCAGCGGATTTTTCTCAGTGCCCGCTGTTCACTGTCACTAATTTCATCGCTATTTTTAATCGTTCTTCTTCGGAGGCTGTGTCATGAGTCAGAAGTATTTTAATCAGCCGTCGGTTATGTCTGCTCAGCAGCATTTCTCAAAGACGCCAACCATTGAGATTCCTCGTTCCCGGTTTGATCGTTCGCATGCTTATAAGACGACGATGGATGCCGGGTTTCTGGTTCCGGTTTTTA